GGAGGCGGGCAGGCCGCATCGATCCGGACAGCAGCATCCTCGAGGAGGATGCCCGCCCGGCGCTTCTCGGCATCATCGAGGATGCGCCAGCGCAACTCCAGATCCTCAACCGTTGCGTATGGCACAACGATCCGCCGTTCAGTTGCCGAACGGGCTGGCGGCCCGCTCGCCTCGCCCCTTCGGAGACTCGGCGGCCTCCTCGGTGGGGGGCTCGGCGTTCTCCTCGGCGACCTGCTCGGCAGGGGCGGCTTCCGGCTGCGACTCGGCGGGCTCTTCGGCAGGGGCGTGGAACTCCAGGGCGTGCGCAGCCGCGTAGGGGCGCAGCTCTTCCGCGACCTCCTCGGAGACAAGCGCTTCCCCGTCGACGAACTGGACCGGAATAGCGGCGACCAGGAGCTGCCGGGTCGGGCAGGTGACTCGGATCTCGGTCATTCTGATCAGCCCTTCGGGGTTGTGATCAGCACGGCATGCTTGCGCTGGTTGCCGTAGTTCAGACCGATCTCGCCGTAGATCTGCACCCGGTCGGATGCGCCGGTCGCTGCCAGTGGCATGGCGAAAAAGTGCCCTCTGTCCGGGATCTCCAGGAAGGCGGGCTTCAGGTCCTCCAAGGAGGCCACAATCAGCTTGCCCGCAGGCATGTAGCGGTTCAGCATGACGTTGCAGCGCCCAAAGTCGGTCTCAATGACCTGGAGGTTGACCCCGCCGACATTGCGGGAGGTTTCCTGGAAGTTCACGTCGCGAATGAACAGCTTCGACAGGCGCCGCTTCCCGGCGGGCCCAACGATCAGGGTCCGAGTCTCGGACTCCTGGATGCCGCCATTCTCCCAGGCCTTCTGCATCAAGTCGAAGACCGTGTCCACGGTCACACCATCCCAGCCGCCCGGGTCCTTCGCGGCATCCGTCGGCGACACGGGTCCTGCGAGGGTGTTCGCCGTGATTGCTTCCAGCAGGCCCTTGGTCTTCCGCGGCTTGGTGTTGTCCGTCGGATTCTGGAACTTGCCAACAATGAAGCCCTTCTCGACATCCCGGGCGATCTGCTTGAACTGCTGCTCCAGCTGCCATGCCAGCTCATTGGCGGGAATAGTCGTGGACCCGATGGTGACCATCTGTGCACCATCGGTGTTGCGCTGCTTCGTGGCGCCCTGCTTGGTGAAGGAAACGCTCACAACCTCCTGGTGGATTTCCAGGACATTGCTCTCCCGGAATCGGACGCGCTCCTCGCCCTCCGGGGCGTCAGCCCCCTCCAGGCGCTGACGGCCATCGTCCGCGTCGCGCAGATCGTAACCCTGCCACTCGAACAGGGTTGCACCGACGGAGTCGCCGCCGGTCAGGCCGCCAATGCTGGACAGCAGGGGGGTGTCCTCGGGGGAGGCGGCGAACAGCTCCCCGACGTAGTTGGGCAGATTGTAAGTGGTGCCAAGGCCAGTAATACCGGGCATTGGGCGGCTCCTTTCAGGAGGCGGGTTTCGCGTTGGTCAGCTGCATGGCCTTCAGGGCGGCGACGAGGGCCTTGTCGCCGGCGGCCTCCGCGGCCTTGATCTGGTCATGGATTGACAGATTCCTCGGCTGCGGCGCATTCCCGATCCCGGGCACCGAACCCGGTTCGGTCCTGCGGGGTGCGCCGACCAGTTTCACCAGATCGTCGACATCGGCCTCGATCTCCTCCCGGGTGGTTCCGGTCAGGAACCGGGCGGCAGATGCGTCGAGACCTTTCTTGGCGGCAATCTCGGTCCGCAGCTGGGACAGCTTCAGGGCCTCGATCTCGGCGGCCAGCTTGGCGTTGGCCTCGGTGGCCTTCTGTAGGTCCGTTTTGGCGGCCTGCTCGGCGGCGTCGAACTTCTCCGCCTTCGCCTTGAGGTCCGCATAGTCGCTGTACCTGGCACGTTCGCGCTTCAGGCGGTCGGCCAGGACGGCGTTGAGCTGCTCCTGGCTGGTGATCGCCACGAACGAGGGCTTCTCGGCGGTGTCATTGCCGGTTGTGCCGTCGACCGGGTTGGTGTTCTGATCGGTCATGGGTTCCTCCTTGGGGAGTGTCGTTGCCACGCATTGACCGCTGCGTGTGGGCGGAAGATCGAAAAAACCTTGCCGGGGACGGGGGCGTCTCCGCTCCGCAGGGGACGGGAGCCTCGTCTATCACTTCAGGGTGATCCGCTCCAGCGCTACCCCGCCATCGCTCATGGCCCAGAGCCGCGCCGTGACGGCTGTCTGCCGCCCTTACTTCTCGGCTTCGGTGTTCGGGGCGGCGTCGTTGATGACGCCCTGCCCGTCGCGCCGCATCCTCGACAGAATGTTCTCCGTCGTCGGCGGAACGCCATCCTGACCGCACGCCTCCCGAGCCTGGGTGTAAAGCCGCCGATAGGCCTCCTCCTGCGGAGTGGCCTCCCAGGCGTCCAACACCTCAACGGCCGTGCAGCCGCATCGGTCATGGTAGGAGCCGCCCAGGGAGCGCCTACCCCTCGCCCTGCCTCGGCGACCCTGGACCTTCAGGGCGGCGTCCCGGGACGTGTAGTCGGCCCGAGTGGCCAGCATCGCGCAGAACGCGCACGGGTTGCCGTCAGTGACCCTGCGCCACGTCGTGCCGTTCGCCGCCGTGGAGCGCTCCACGGTCCGACGCCCAGCCATCAGGGCGTGACGCTGAGCGGTGACCGCAGCGGCCTGGAATAGGTGGTCGAGTTGCGAACGATATGCCGGCGCGGTTGCGTCCAATGCTGCGGCGTCCTGCATCACGCCGACCGCACGGCCGTAGGCCGCCCCGCTGTCGAACGGATCCGCGACCGGGGCGGCATGGATCCTGTCCGGCGCCTCCAGCTTGCGCAGCTCCTCGAGCATTTCGATGGCCCGCCTGACCGAACCGGCATGCGCCACCTGAGCGGCCGCGATGTAGGCGACGGCCAGATCCCGGTCGCTGTAATCGCCCCGCTCCCACCGCTTCAGGAGCTCGTACACCAGACCTGCGAGAGCGGTGGAGGCCTTGATCTCGCGGGCCTGATGGTCGAGTGCGATCCGCCTGCCCGTGGACATGTTCAGTCCTCGAGCTGGCGGGCGTCTGCCTCCGGCACGCGCAGACTGACCGGCACGGCGCCGGTGAACTCGATGCCGCCCAGGCCAAGCCTGGTGGCAGCGTCATCCGGATCCACCCCTGCGCGAACCGCCACGCCGAGGGCGTCGAACTTCGCCTTCATCTCAGTCACCCCCCCCGGTTTCAGTCTGCCGGGCCACCGCTCCAGCCAGGGCGGCGAGCGGATCAGTCGTGCTGGCGCGCTCCTCCAGGTGGCGACGGACCTGCTCCGGGGACAACCCGATCAGCTCCAGGCCGACGGAAGTTTCCGCCAGACCCGGGATCGCACCCACCTGCTTCGCCCCGGCATCGGCCAGGGCGGCCAGGGTCGGACGGTTCGGCGGCCGCCACGCCAACGACAGATCCCGAAGATCCGGGGCCTCGGAAAGGCCGTCGCGGATCATCAACCCGGTGGCGAAGATACGCTTCAAAGCCGCGCCGAAAACCTTGTGCTGCCGCTCGGCATGCCCGATGATGTCCTCTCGGGCTTCCTGCTTCGCCTGCGCGGACTCCACGTTCTGCGTGGAGATACCCAGACTGGACAGCGGAACCCCGGTATGGCCGGAAAACTCGGAGGCGAGCTGGCGCAGCACCGCAATGTGCGGCTCCGGGGACTCGGCCGAAACCCGCTCGAGTTTCGGCAAGTCCCCGTCCTCATCCTTGCTGATGGTGTTCATCCGATCCATCAGCCAGGACCATCGCGACTTGTCGGCGAAGGCGTCATCCCGAACCCCGAGCAGAATCAGCTTCAAGGCCGAGAACAGCTCCGAATGGATGTCCAGACGCACCATGGCGCGGACTGCGCGGTCCGTGACCGACATCACCGCGCGGTCGATGCGGGAGCGCCCGAAGGGGCGCTCCAGGGTGGGCTGGAAGGCGAGCATCTCCATCGGGATGCGCTGCCCGGTGCGGGATGGGGTGACCGCCTCGATCACCCATCCCGCACCGGTCCAGGCGCACGTCAGGATCTCGCCGGGAACCAGTAGCAGCAAGCGTGTGATGCGCCCCAGGGGGTCGATGTCGGTGACGGCCAGGCCTGCGGACAATGCCCTGCGTCTCCGATCCCACAGACCGGTGGACCACAGGGCCGAATGGAATTGCAGCAACACCCCCGAGGGGGTTTCGTTGTCCGGGGTGGCAGTCACGAACGCCACCGACTGGGACAGCGCCGATGTGACCGCCTGGGGAAACTCCACGTCGAAACGGTTGTCCGCCAGCAGTCCTCCCAGGCCGTGCGGATCCTGGTCCTCGCCCCAGAAGCCATCCAGGACGATTCGGTTGCTCAACTCCTCGACGGCCTTGGTGGGCCAGCCGAGCACGGCGTCGATCTGCTCCACCAGCTCCCGTGGGAGTACCGCCTTGAGATCCTTGAGCTGATTCCTGCCGTCCAGGTAGCTCAGGCGCACCAGGTTCCGGGGGTGCTTGAGACGCCACTGTTTCGCCAGCAGATCCAGCGTCGCCTGGTCGTCGGGGTGTAGGCCGACGACCTGGATCGACTGGGGGAGCATCACCGGGATCGCCGTCATGGCATCGCTCATGACACCACCTGCTTTCGTCCCGGTTGTCGTTTGTTGTTTCGTGCGGCCCACAGGGCCACGCTGATGGCCTCCATCGGGAGCTTGTCGCCCTCCGGGGTTGTGGCCAGCCAGCGCCAGCCGGATGGTGACACCTTGCGGTCGGAGATCGCCGCCGAGGCCTCCAGGGCGTCGAGTGTCGGATCCTCCGGCGTGGGAATGGTGACACCACGGCTCTGCGTGAGGCCGTCCAGCAGCATCGCGCAGGCCGCGAAGTATTCAGGGGTGGTCAGTACCCTGAGGGTGCGCGCCGGGACCTTCAGCTCCCTGAGGCGCTGCTGGAGCACCGTCCTGGAAGGGCCTCCCGCGATGGCAATCATCCCGAGATCGCGCCAACGTTCGGCCAGCCAGTCCGCCAGGGCGTCGATGTTGACCGGCCCGGAGTCGATCAACTCCAGATGAACCCCGCCGGCATGTCTGACGGCTCCGGCAAGTGCCCCTCGGGGTGAATCGAAGTCGAAGACCATGGCCATACTGCGTACGCCGTCCGGCGGGGCGATGTTGATCTTCGCCGCATCCCAGTCCTTCACGGGGATTAGACGGGAGCCGAGTCCGGCATCCGCATCCCAGATGCCCATGCCCTCGCGTCGGAAATCTCCCTCGGAGAGTTTCCGGCGCAGCCGCATGATCGCTTCCGCCGATGTGCGTCGCGGATATGACGGGTTCATCCGCGCCCACACCGCCCGGTCGTCCGGCTTGCTGTCCGGCTCGGCCCCGATCTCCACCCAGGCGCCATCCGGCAGCTCCCCGGCCGCGGCCTGACGGCGCATCCGGGTGAACACCTCCGCCTTGCCTGCGTCCTCCGGCTTCGGCGGGGTGCCGATGTAGACGTGCAGCCCGAAGTCGGAGGTGTTCATCGTCGCCAGCATGTTCGCCAGGGCCTTCTCGGAGAGAATCTGCGCCTCGTCGAAGATCAGCACGTCAACACCCGGAATGCCACGCCCGAAGCCTGCCTCGCGGGCTCCGAACAGGATCCGGGAGCCGTTGGTGAAGGCGATCTCCTCGTCGCCGGAGCCGGTGTGCACGTGACGGATGAACGGCTCCACCTTCGAACGCTGGGCGAAGGCCTGCATCGCCAGGAAGGTTTCGTCATGGGTTCGGGAGTGGTGGGCTGACCAGATCACCAGCAGGCCGGGGCGGTCGATGCAGAGCGAGAACAGCAGCCCGGCGAACAGGTAGGTTTTGCCGACCTGCCGGGGCGCCGACAGGCCGATGCCGTCGATGGTGGTGGCGAGCCTACCGGTGGCGCGCTTGGACAGCGTCAGTTTGCCGATGCCGTGCTGCCAGTCGTCATACTCGATGCCGAGTCGGTGGCGACTCGTGTGCGCCACCTGCGGCCATCCGGTCGAGACGATCCCGTCCGGGAGGTGCAGGCGTCGAGCAACGTCAGAGAGCCTCCGGGTCCCAGTAGTCGTCCTCGACGAGCTCATGGTCGCCTCCCTCTTGCCGGTTGCGCTGATCGATCTGATCCAGCTCCCGGGCGATGTCCTGGAGTCGGCGGGTCAGCGCGGCGAGGTCGCGCGGGGGACACTTGGGGTCGGAGACCGTCCTGGCGATCCGGTCCCGCATTGCCACGAGGAGCGTGCGGTGATCACCGGTCTCCGCCGCGGCCGCCACGCTCTGGCGTATCGGTTCCCGAGGGGTTTCGTCGGGGGTGACGGCCCGAAGTCTGGGGCGGGGGGACACGTGGCCGCTCCTCTGTGGATAACTCATCTTGACTGTGGAAAAAGTAAAACTATCTGTGGAAAACCCTGTGGATAAATCGGCCCTAGGCCCAAGAGGACTGCCTTCGGGCCCCCGGGAGGAGGTATCCCCCTGGGGGTCACCACGCCACCAGGGTGGTGGTTGCGCGAGGCTGTGCGCCACGCTGACGGCCCAGCAGACCGGTTCGCCTGTTGCGGTACTCCTCCAGGGTCATGGCGCCCTTGCGGGCGTTGCAGTCGCGGTGCATGAGTGCGCAGTTGCTGCGGTCGTAGGGTGATCCGCCGCGAGCCCTGGGAAGCAGCTCGTCGACGACGGGTGACATGGGATGCCACACGCACCCGGGACAGTCCGGGCGGCTGCAACGTGCGGTGTGGTGTCCGGGGATGCGTCCGAGGGTCTTGTCCACGAGCTGGCCGCACAGGCGGCAGCGATCCTCCTCCGCGAGCACTCGCGCGACGAGCTGCCTGCGGCGGTGGCCGTTGTCGTTGGTGGACGGATACTTGCCGGGCATGCATCCCTCCGTAGAACGCCGAAGCCCCGGATTTCAGGTCCGGGGCTTCCGTTTTTGGGTGCACTGAACACCCAGTAAGCGCAATGGTAGTCGATCACGTGGCGTCGCGCAAACGGCGCTCGGCGGCGAGCCCCCGGATCTGGCCGAGGTCGAACAGCCGGCGCCGCGGCCCCTCGCTGACCGGGGACAGCAGCCCCGGGCGGCGGGCCCAGTCCTGGAGGGTGCGCAGCGGCACCCCGACCAGGAAGGCGGCCTGCCGCAGGGTGACCGCCTGGATCGTCACCTCACGCCCGCATGCGGTGCATCGCCATGCCGCCTTCCGTCCCGGCAGAACCTCGAGGTGGCCGGCCCCGCACCGGGAGCACGGCACCGCCGGCCCGGTTTCCCTGAGGTGCTTGACGGCGGCCCGGACGGCACGGTGCATGTGCAGGACGCCCCACTCGAAATCCGGCCACTGCGCGGTCCCGGCGATCCAGTCGAGCTGGGAGATCAGCCAGTTCGTCACCGATGACAGGGTGGGATGCTCGGGCAGCGCCGGAATGGCAGCGGGGCATTCGTCAAGAGCCGTCGCCTCGAGGTCGCGGCACCACCCCCACAGATATGGCAGCACGCCCACCTTCTCGGGGTCGCAGTACTCCATGCCGTCGAGCCATCCGCTGCGGTCACGGATATCGAGGAGCTGGAGGACGTCAAGACGCAGCGGGACGGTCGCTGACGGGCCGGCGTGGGTTCGCGAACCGCCGCCGGGGCCAGAGGTCAGGGCCTCAGGGAGGAGGGCGCAGAGATCCGCCAGCTCCGACAGCGCCTGACGAATTGGATGATCCTGCGCGCTCACCAATCCTCCTCGGGATCGTCTCGTGTTTCTTCTTTGTAGTCGCGGTGGATGGTGTACGTCGCCCAGGTGAGCATGCCGAGGGCGGTGATGATGGACGGGTCGCCGGTGATTGCATAGCTGTTGACGTAGTCGCCGTCGGAGGTGAGGGATCGGGTGACGGTGATGGCGGCAAGGTTGACGTCACCGGGCGCTTCGGCGCGGTCGGGGTTGGTCACTGCTGCTCCTGCTCGTCGAGGGGTTCGATGCCGAGGGTGGCGGCGACGTCGGGACGGAGTGCTAGAAGCTCCACGACATCCACGTCCCCGTCGGCTCGGCGGCACTCTTGGTTTTCGAGGTGGATCAGGGCCGAGGCCGCTTGGTTGCGGGCGTACACGAGGTCGTCGGCGTCTACGTTTTCGGGCGGGAGCTGCACCTGCGCCAAAGCGATGAGGTTCGCGAGGCGAAGTTGCTCGGCGATCTCCAGCAGTGCGTGAACGGTGGCGGCGCCGACATGCCGGCCCTCGTGGTAGGCGGAGTGCATGCCGAGCTCGTCTTGCGCCATTTCACGGTGCATGGCTGGGGCGATGGGCGACCTCGGGCTGAGGTTGTTGATGGCATTCAGCAGGTTGGCGGCGGCCTGCTCCAGGTTGCTGGTCATTGCTGAATTCCTTTCGGTCAGGGCTGGGTGAGTGGGGCGAGGATTGGGTTGAGCCCGAGGGCCGCAATGAGGGATCGGAGGGTCCACCAGGCGAGGACGCCGAGGGTGGGGAGGCCGGTGATCAGGGTGAGGATCGTCCCCAGGCTGAGTAGGCATCCCGGCAGGTTGCCGTCGTCATACTCCTTGGGTGGCGGGACGCCGAGGCGCTTGTAGATGACTGCTGTGATGATGCCGGCTGCGACGATGGTCAGGCTTGCGACAGTGGCGAGACCGCCGGCGACGAGGAAAGCGAACTCCTTGGGGGTCATGACTCGGCCTCAGTGCTGGCAGAGCCCAGAGCAGCGGCACCGCCAGGTGAGCTTCTCGGGTACGCGGATCATGAGGACTGGTCGGTCCTCGTGGGTGCGGATGTCGGGGAGGAGTTCGCAGTCCACGGTCCCGGCTGCGGCGGTTCCCCAGGCCAGGACGTTGGTGTCTGGGCTGTAGGCGGAGAGGGCGTTGATGAGCTCTTGAACGGTCATTGCTGACTCCTTTCTCAGAAGGGCGGGGGTGTGTCGCGGTCGACGCCTGTTTGCGGCGGGGCGACTGTGCGGGCCGTACAGGCCTCGGGAGGTAGTGGGGGTGGCTGGCATCGATGCGCTGGGAGTACGTCGATCCTGGGGCTGCCTGCGGGTTGCTGGGTGATGTTGTCGGCCCGTCGCCGGGTGAGTTTGACGCCATACCGCCCGTGGCGGGTGAGGGTGTAGGTGGGGGTGCCGGCGAGTTGGTGGAGGGCTTCGCCGAGGGCGGTGAGGGGTGTGGCGGTGACGGTGACCTGGATGGCGGCCTGGTCCTGGTCGAGTCCGACCAGGATCGGAGCCCTGCACTGGCGGCAGTACTGTGCGACGGCGCCGCGCCATCCGCTGGGATAGGTCCAGCCATAGGGGTTGGGGCCGAGGAAGCGGCCCCTCGGCCTGGGCGTGGATGCAGGGGGGTTGGGGGTGGCGCCGAAGAGGGTGTCCTGGGTCATCGGACGACCTCCGGGTGACCGAAGGTGACCGATTTTTCCGTGGGAGTTTCTCTATAGAGGGGGCGTTGGGGGGTGCCGGTGGTGTCGTTTCCAAGGTTTCCTAGTAGGACCCTTGGGGAAATTCGGTCACCTTCGGTCACCCATCGTTTTTGAGCCCCGGCTGACGGGGCTTTTCGGGGTGCCCGATTGCCAAAATTTTCGGTCACCCATCGGTCACCTTCGGTCACCCGTTTGACACCCTCGGATCCCCGGTCGGCCTTCGGGCGGAGGCCGGCGTTGCTGTGGGTGACCATGCGGGTGACCGATGGGTGACCGATTTTTCGGGGGTGGGTGACCGATTTTTCGGCCGATCGGGCACCCGTTTCGCCGTCGTGCCGAGGCGCACGGGATGAGATGAAGGGTTTTCCGGAAATTCGGTCACCTTCGGTCACCCGCTGTTTTTGAGCCCCGGCTGACGGGGATTTTCGGGGTGCCCGATTGCTTCTGCAAACGGGCACCCGATTCATGGCGACGGAAATCATGACCAAGCCTCCCGATCGTCCGCGGGCTCATCCTCGGGGTCGGCCATCAGGGTCATGCCAACGTAGAACCGCGACCCGTGGGAGCGTTTGGTCCTGACCCCGAAACGTGCTCGCAGTTCTCGGCCGAACGCCTGGGCGGACAGGGCAACCTCCCCCTCTTCGCGACACCACGCGACGTAGGCGCCGCGCACGCGGGCCGTACTTTCCCGCGCAGCCTCGACATCGCTCAGATGGAGCCGGTCTGCGACAAACCGTCCCAGGGCGTCCTCCTCGGATGCGTAGGCCTGAGTGGCGACGCGCACGGAGTCTGGGGTGCCCATACCTTGTTGCAGGATGTCGACGGCGCCCTCGATGACCCATTGGAGTATCTGTGGCCCTTCGTCTTCCATGAGCTGTTTGGCAAGACCTTCGACCCGTTTTTCCGGCGGGACGGTCCTGGTGAATGGGATGAGCCGGAGCCGGCGCCAGAAAGACTCCCCGCCTGCCTCGACCCGGGGCTGGTGGTTGCCCATGAGCCACAGGGTCACTGATGGGGTGTAGGTGAAGTGGCGACCGTAGAGGAAACGTGCAGTGATGCGGTCCCCACCGGTCAGTAGCTTGACCTTGGCTTCGTCGAATCGCGCTGACTGGGCCACCTCGCTGGAGACAACCAGGCGCAGCCCGTCCAGTCGCGCGATCGCGGATTCGTCCTGTTGCCCGGCCATCAGGAAGTTTGGTGGGGCGGTGGATGCATATTCGCCGAGCAGGCCGGTCAGTACTTCGGCGAACACGGACTTGCCGTTGCCGCCGGATCCATAGAGGAAGGGGAGGATGTGGTGAGTTACCTCGCCGATGGCACTGTATCCGGCGAGACGCCGGACGTAGGCGATCAGTTCGGGGTCTTCGAAGGTGTCGGCGAGGAAGGTCAGCCAGCGTTCCGGGGTGCCGCCGGCGGGTGTCACGCGGGTTGCACGGGTGCACCAGTCTTCGGGCCTGGCGGCGCGCAGTTGGCCGGTTGTGAGGTCGACGATGCCGCCTGGGGTGTTCAGGTCGCGCGGATTGGCGTCGAGTTGTGCGTTGGCGACGCGCAGTGCAGGGTGGCGTCGGGCGAGCGCCACGCATGCTTCGACACCTTTGCGGGACAGAGATTTCGCAACGTGTCTGGTGATTTCCTTGTCGGTGGGGCTGATTCGCCTGATGGTTTCGACGGCGCGCTGAACGGGAGCTCCGTCATCGTCGCACCAGGCCCAGCGATTCTCCTCCCATTGCAGCCACAGACCTCGGCTGGGTTCGTATCGGAGTTTGTCGCAGTGCTCGCTGGCCATGAGATCGGCGTTGCCCTGGTCGGTGAGGCTTCCCAGGACCTCGGTTGGGCGGGGGTGGAGCTGGACGACGGGGGCGAGAGTCGGTTCAGTCAGGGCTGCTCCTCCGGTTTTTGCGCCCTCGGTGCCGGTGGCGGGCAGGAGAATGAGAGTTCGGGTGTCCGGCTCGCCCTGGTTCCCGTAGCCCTGATTGCGCAGGGCGGAGGCGGCGGCGGAGTGGTCGCCGCCGTGGTTGAGGGCGGCATAGGCGCCGAGCTTCGAGTAGGGAACCTCGGCCTCGAGGTCGGTCGAGGTGGAGAACACGTAGAGACGGTCCTGCCCGTCGTCACTGTGTCCGGTGGTGGCGGAGACGCCTTCACCCTTTTTCTTGCCGGGGCGGATCCAATAGGTGGTTCCGCCGGCCTCGTGGTCTATTCGCCATCCGTGTGGTTCGAGGATGTCCCGCCAGGATGCGCGGTTGTTGAAGTCGTCGCCGGGTCGGAGTCCGGCTGTTGCCGCCGGCGCTGCGACCGGTGCCGGCGTGGCGGGCGCCGGGGTTTCTTCGGCCGGGGGCTGGTCGAGGAGGCGGCAGAGATCGTGGATGGTGTCGCGTTCGGTGGTGGTGATGGTGATGATGTCGGCGGGGGTGCGTCCGGGGACGGCCATCCATGCCTTGCCGGTGGGGTGACTGCGGCCGGCGGAGGGTGCGACGACGGACCATCCTCCTTCGCCGCGGGTTTCGATGAGTACCCGGATTTTCTGCCCGGGATGGGTTTCACGCTCCTCGGGGGTGGTGGGCCTGGATGCGAGTTTGGTGTTGCCGAGGGGTTCGCCCTGGACGCGGTAGTACCAGTGGATGCCGCCGGAGGGCGTGATCTCCATGTAGCCGCTCATGAGTTCCTGCCACAGCGCGCCCTGGCCGTGTTCGGTGAAGGTGGCCTGGAGTTGGGGGAGGAGGCCTTCCTTGACGGCGGCACCCTCGAGTTCGAGCATCTCGATGCCGCCGGATGCGGCGCCGCAGAGGATGCCGATGCCGTCGCTGTCGGCCCGCCACAGCCGTCCGAGTTCCTCGGGGGTGGGCCGGTTGCCGGGGTTCTGGAATTGCTTCCACGCCTTGACGGCGGGCCGTTTGGTGCCGTCGGGGGCGACGGGCAGCGGCAGTGCACCCTGGTCGAGCCATGCCTGCCGTGCTGCGGTTGGGGCCGTTTCGATTGTCATCGTTCGCTTCTTTGTTCCTTCGGCCGGAGGGGCGGGAGTCGTCACCTCGGGGCGCCCGTGTCGCGTGGGGGTCAGGCCCCGAGGGTGGCGGGGTCAATGCCTGCCGCCTTGAGGGCGGCGATCTGTTCGGGCGTCAATCCGGAGGGTGCTGCGGGTGCCGGCGTCGCTGGCGTGGCCTGGGGTGCTGCGGGCTGGTTCCCCCACGGGCTGGCCGGTGCTGCGGGCTGGTTCCCCCACGGGCTGGCCGGTGCTGCGGGGGCGGGCGCCTGGGGTGCGGCCGCGGGCTGCGGGTCGAGGGAGACCGACGGGGCCGCGTACTGCGCCGAGTACTGTTTCGGGGCGCTGAAGCCCCGGCCCTTCGCGACTCCGTCGCCGGTGTAGGTCAGCGTCAGGGTGCCGCCGACGGTCAGTGCGGCGCGTCCGGTGGCGGTGAGCACGGCCTGGAGGACCGCGGCCAGCGAGGACTGCGATTCGGCCTTCTTCGAGCCTTTGAGGTAGACGGAGCGCACCCCGTCATCCATTTCGCCGTCGCGCAGGTTGGTCTGCAACTCGACCCGGTACATCATCATGGGCTGGCCGTTGGTGAAGGTTTTCACCTCCCCGGTCTGGAGGTCGGTCTGCTGGAGTTCCTCGAGGTTGAGGATCTTGCCGGTGACGGAGTCGCCGATGTTCTGGAAGGGGAAGCTGGCGGATCCGCCGGATGCGAGATCGATGGACTGCATGATTGTTTTCCTTTCGGTCAGGCCGTGGCGAGCGTCAGGGCCGGTTGGCCACAGTCCCGGGCGGGTGTGGCGGTGGGATGTCCGGGGCAGCCGACCGCGGGGTCGGTGCTGCGTGGATTGTGGAAGGGGCAGCCGGAGCAGTAGTCGTCGAAGATGGGCAGGGCCTGGAATGCGGCGGGGCCGAGGGTTTCGACGGCTGTCTGCACCTGGCGGAGGCGCTCAAGCGCTTGGAGGGCAATTCCGGGATCCCAGGGCTCGGACCACCAGTGGGCGTCGCGGAGCTCGCCCTGCCGAGGCAGGAAGCAGATCGCCACGGTCTCCGGCAGAACGCCGGCATTGGCCCAGCCCTGCCCGTACAGGTGGGCCTGGGTGCGGTAGGTCTGCCCAGGTCCGGATGCGCGGTACTTGCGTAGCTGTGATGGGCCGATGGTTTTGTGGTCGATCACGGTGCGGGTGTGGCGGTCGTACAGGTCGCAGGATCCGGTGATGGGTTGCCCGTTGGCGTCGAGACCGACGGTGACCTTCTCCTCGATCAGCCACCGTTCCACGCCCTGGTTGCCGAACGCCTTCGCCCAGGTGAGGTTGGCGCGGTCGAAGGCATCCTCCAGCCATGCGTGAATGCCGGTTCCGACGGTCGCCTTCCAGTTCGGTTCGCCCGGCTTTTCGGGGAAGCCGGCGAGTTTGTAGCCGAGTTTGCGAGCGCAGGGGGTGCCGATTTCGGAGGGGCCGATGCGTTTCTGCAAGCTGCGGGGATGGTTGGTGATGGCGTCGGTGATGGCGGCGAAGTAGTCCCCCTCGGCGTCGCGTGGGGGCCAGTTGCCGGGTAGTGGCGGGATCCGGTCGAGGTCGGACATCATTCCGCCCCGGTGGCGGGTTTGACGGTGATGCGGGGGCGGCCGCTCGTCTCGGAGCACAGGTCGTAGAGGGCGGGCGGCAGGACGGCTTTGGCGCGCTTTGACGTGATGACGGTTTCAGTGCAGGCCTCCCGGAGTTCGGGGGTGAGGATCTCTGCGGCTTTCTCGGCGCTGAATCGCCTGGTGCCGCTGCTGACGGTGATGGTGCCGATGGGGGCGGCATGTCTGCCCTCGCCGAGGGCGCGCATCTGTTCCGCCAGGGTTTCTTTGCGTTCGGTGAGGGCGGTGATGCGGTCCTGGATGTCGAGCCATTCGGCGATCAAGCTGTCCAACCGGATCGGCTGGCTGGTGTTCGTGTTCATTCCTGTTGGGCTTTCTTCTCGTGTTGTTTGCAGGGGCATGGGGCGGCTGTGGGGCGTGCCTTGCGGCTGCCGGTCTGGATGTTTCGCGGGCAGGTATCGTGGTGGATGGGATGTCCGCACCACGAGCAGAGCCGTTCCCAGTGGAGGGTCACACCCCCCACCTCCCGAGGAGTCGGTCGGCCGTGGCGACGGCGAGGGCGTAGGCCTGCCAGATGTCGGAGTGGAAGCCGTAGAACCACCCGGGCTGCTTCTTGGTGCCTTTGCCGTGGTTGGGCTGCCCGGCGGCGAAGCGGTCGACGAGGGCCTGCCTGATAGTGGCGTCGTTCGCCCTGGGGCTGTGGCAGTGGTGGAGTTTCACGTCGCGCCGGTACACGAGTTCCGGTTCCCTGCCGGTGGTCCGGGTGAGGATCTCCGCGAATCTCCCGATCCACACGCACGTCTCGAACACTTCCCGGCCCACGGGCATGCCGTAAGAGGCGACCATTTCAATGCTGGCCTCGGTCCCGACGGGGTCCCGGTCGGTCAGCAGCCGGCGGCGCAGTTCCCGGTTGGGGAGCTTCTCGTAGTTGACGGGGAAGCAGGTTTCGGTGCGGATGAGGGCGTAGGCGGAGTACTCGTTCCCGGGATCGATGCCGAGGACGTATTCGGCGGTCACGGCGGTCACGGCTCTTCCTTCCACTCCTCGAGGGCGTCCAGGGCGGCTTCGGCGGTTTCGCACGGCCATGTCTGGCAGCAGGTGGTGCAGTAGCGGTAGCCGGGCAGACCGGGGTCGTCCCAGGTCACGGCGGAGGGGTGATGCGGTTCCGAGGCGTGGATGTGGCCGTACTCTTCAGCGGGGTTGCTCATCGCCGCCCCCCTCGGACTCGTCGGCGTCGAGGAGGGCGCGGAGATCCTCGGCGGCTTGGAAGAGTGCACAGCGGCTTCCCTCGTAGTAACCCACGCTGTATCCGGAGCCCCTGGCGGCCAACTTCTGGAGCGCTTCCTCCTTATCGGCGATCCGCTTCTCTAGCGTCTCGATGTAGTCGCGGACGTCGCCCCGGAGGGTCCGGGTGTCGGTTGCGGCTGCGGTGATGGCTGCGGCCTCCGTGAGGCCGCGGGCGCGGCCCTCCTGCCATGTCGCCCGCACTCCGGCCACGTCGGCCCGCTGCTGAGCTTCTGCTGCGAGGCGGGCAATCCGGTCCTGCGCGTCACTCATCGTCGGCCTCCTGTGCGATCTGGATAGCGGCAGCTGTGACTCGGTGGGCCACGACCGCGGGCGGGACGTCGAGCCATGCGGCTGTGGCGGCGAGCAGGGTCGACAACAGGTCGAGCATGTCTTCCGGTCCGCCTTCCTCGGGCTTCTGCACCACGGCCTCGCCGTGGTCGTTCATGTAGGCGACGACATGCAGGGGGCGGCTGGTGATCTGCTCGCCGCCGGGCAGCAGCTCCACGACGCGCAGTTGCTTGCTCTGGGGGCTCATGCCTGCACCTCGCCGGCACAGGGGTGGGCGATGCCATCGCGAGTCTGTCGGTGTAGCCGGAGCCATCCGCGCCGCAGTGCAGGCAGCGCCAACGCCACCCGAGGCCGACGCGCTCGAAGGCGACGTAGAGGCCGCGCCGGGGGCTTTCCGCCGGCTCCGGGTCGAGGGGTTCGAGGGGCTCGGAGTCGAGGGCTGCGCGACGCGGCCCAGGGAACGGGATGATCGGTGCGGTTGTCATGGCTGACTTCCTTCGTTGGGTGCGGTGGTTGTGGATGGCGGTGGTCATGACCACCAGCCGAGGAGTGCGCCGCCGACGATGACGGCGATGAGGGCTGCGGTGATTGCGGAGCCGGCGATGATGACGGCCAGGTCGAACAGGTCGTATCCGAGGGGGTCGGGCTGAAGCTTCATGCCGCGGCCGCCCTTCTGAATGAATGCCCGATAAGGCTTGCGCGTTGCTTGATGCTGTTCCTGGTGCGGCCGGGAAGCATCGCCATGGCGTTGCGCATGCTGGTGCAGCCGCGCAGCAGCCGGTCCTCGTGCTCGCCCCAGGGCACGTCGGGCCGGGTGAGTCCGAGGTGCTGGCGGCGGTTTTGGATCGCCCCGGATCCACGCTCCAGGATTTCGGCTGCCCGTGCGATGCTGAGTCCGGCGTGGGCGCGCAGCCAGGCGTCCTCCTCGGCGGTCCACCGACGGAGCCGCCGCGCAGGTGCCTTCCCCGGGGTCCCCTGGGTCGTGACGACCGCGGGCGCCGTGCCGCCGGCGTGCTGGCGTGCCCACTCCTGGGCGGTGCGCAGGCCCTCGCAGGGGCGCTTCGAGCTGCACCAGCGGGGATTGTTGCAGGGCGGGTCGCACTCGACGGCGTCGCCGCAGGTCACGCAGCCCACACAGTGGCGGATGGTTGCGGCCTTGAGGGCCGCGGCACCGCCGGGCAGCCACGGGTGCAGATCCAGCTCCTTGCCGGCAGGGCCGTGGGCGACGCGCCAGTGCGCGATGCGCGGCGCATTGTGGGGACTCATGATGCACTCCTGTTCCGGAGGAAGGTCTGAACGACTGAGGGGCGCCACCGCCACGAGGGGCGGGCGCCGGCGGAGACGTTGATCCCGGGCAGTGGGGAAGGATGGAGCCGGCGGAGCTTCAGGACCTGACCGGGGGTGACGCCGATCAGCTCGGCGACCTGCTCCTTCGTCAGCAGGTTCTTGTCGTTCACGGCAGTCGCCCTTCTTTGATGGCGATCTTTATCTCGGTGTCGTCGAGCAGGCCAGCCAGGACGATGGCCTGAAGCTGGAGAGCGTGGTCGTAGCAGATCCAGGCCCGTTCAATCTGCTTCCAGCCGTTCTTGCCCGCCTCGATCCAGTCGAGGTAGGTTTCCCGCCCGCATGCGGCGCAGACGATGCCAAAGTCATGCCCGCAGTGCTCCATGTATTCGCGCACCAGGAGATGGGTGCCCTGCACCCACATGCAGTGCCGGCAGTAGATGGCCAGGGTCTTGGGGGGCTCGCTCTGGTCCAGCAGGGTTGTGTGCTCGGGGTACCGGCACTTGGGGCAGGGCTGGGGGGTGGCGACGCCGATCAGGTCGGCGACGTCGATTTCTTTGCTGCTCATATCAATGCCTCCTGAACGGGCTCCGGGGCGGATTCCTGGTTGGGCTCCTGGGCGGCTTCCTGCTGGAGGTTGCCGATGCACCTGTCGAGGAGGGTGATGGTGTCGCCGAGGTGGTCGTTCGCCATTGCGACGAGACCCGCCTCGGGGAGGGCGTGGCGTTGTGCCGCGCTCACCAGCACCTGGCAGGATTCGAGGATGTTCGTCAGCCATTCCAGGTCGATGGCCTGGTGGCGGGTGAGGGTGTCGGACACTTCGCCGACGGCCTCCTGGAGGCGTTCCATGGCCTCGTCGTTGTTGATTTCGAGTCGGCGGGGGTCGTGCTCGCCGAGGTCGGTTGCGGGGATCTGGAGGGGATTCATGCCAGCACCTCCTGAAGGCCGGCGGGGGTGAGGAGTTCGCGCAGCTTCTCCAGCCCCTTCGGGGTCACCCTGACCTGTGGGGTGGCGAGCACGGAGACGCCGTCGTCGTCGATGTAGTGGCGGACCTTCTCCGCTAGGAGTCCGGTGTTGAGCTTGTCCTGGTTGGCCGCCCACTTGTCGCGCTGGTTCTTGTGGATCCAGCCCAGATCCTGAAGTTGTTTGTGGAGTTTACGTGGCCCGGTGGCGATTCCCGTGCTGGAGAGGAGTTTGGCGGCGTCGGTGATGGAGTGGTCGCCGCGTCCGGAGCAGAGCGCGTCCCACGTGTTGGCCTTCGGCAGGGCCTTGGCGAGGTCCTCGGCCTGCTGCGCGATGGTGGCCTCGTGCTGTTTGATCGTCTCCGCGGCTTCCAGCACCGCGGCGGCGAGGAGTTCCTTGCCGCTCAGCTGCGGCTGCGGCTCGACGGCGTAGATGCCGGTGCGGCGGATCGCGGGGAGGACCTCGGTGTAGACCCACGTCTGGAAGCGTTCGACCTGGGCGCGGATTTCGGGGGCCTTCACCCGGGCGGCTTGCCGCTGCCCGAGGGCCCGGTAGAAGCCGGCCTCGGTGACGTAGCCGACTCGCTGCTCTCCGCCAGGGGTACGAACTAGCTCGTACCCTTTCTCCGAGTCGGGGATGGTGCGCGTCAGATCGAGGGCTTGACGGAAACCGAGGGCGTGGGCGAGCCCGGGGGCGAGGACCCGGAAGCTGTCGCCTTCGGGAGTGGCGGTCAGTTCGAACTCGTCGTTGCGGAACGGAATCAGGTCGGTCATGAGGGGTCTTCTTTCAGGAGTTCGGACAGCTCGGCGAAGATGTCCGGCGGTAGGGAGCGGTGCATGCGGCGGGTTGCTTCTTCGAACCCGCACGGGGCGTTCTTCATCAGTAGGGCGACGGCTGGGAGGTTCACCACGACCTCCGGCTGGCCGTCGAAGAACGCGACGTTCCAGTCGGGTTCGGTGTTTCGCCTGGTCACGAGATGTGCTCCCTTGCGGGATTCCCCGCCTGCCGTCCGCGCCGGGAGGATGCGGGCGGGGCGGGCTCTCCGTTCGAGAGCCGGATGGCTGCCCTCCACAGTCGGTGCAGCAGGTCCTGAAACTCGCCCAGTTGGGCATCGATGGACGGCCTGCGCTCGCCGACGGTGACGTTGGCGGCGATCCGTTCACGCGGCAGGGGGGAGGTGCAGGAGTCAGCACCCCCGCCCCCGCCGCACCCACCGCGGTGGGGCACCTCTACGCTGGTGTCGGCGTTCGGAGATTCCGGCTCCGGGCCGACCGTAGAGGAGTCATCATGTCCGCACGGCTGCACGTGTTCAGCGCTGCCGGGACCTTCGTCGTGGAGGGTTCCGAACGCGAGATCAAGGAGATCGTTCAACGCATCACCACGCAGTTCCAGACTCAGGGAGGAGCGTGGCTGAGCAACGGTGAATGGACCGCCTGGGTGTCGCGAGACACCCCACTGAACGTCGATCTTGAGCCCGATCTTCTCGGGGTCGATGCGATACCCGTTCACTGCGTCATCACCCCGCTCGGGAGGTCCTGATGTCCGACCGTGTCGGGATGGATCTCAGAAGAGGTGTGTGGACCAGCCAGACCAGGGCTGGGGACTGTCGCAGGATCGTCAAGCTGGCCAAGCAGATCCGGGAAATCGGGGACCCTGCCGTGGTTGCGCTCGCGAAGCGCATTGAGCGGCTGGCCCTTGATCTCGAACGCGATCTGTAGCCGCGCCAGAAGGTCTTCCCACCCTTCCTCGTACAGGGCCTCAACCAGCAGCAGGAAGTCGTCGATGACACAGGAGATCAGACGGCGGGCGTGCTCGTCGGGCTTGTGCCCGCCGATCCGGGCGGCGACCTCCAGGATCTCGGCAGTGCCGGCGAGGAAGTCGAAGCGCCCGTCGGGATGGTCGCTGTAGTTGAGGAGGAGGTTCATGCCAGCACCGCCTGGGATGCGTAGTACTCGTCCCACACCTGGTCCATGAGTGGGCGGTCGGCCTCGGTGTAGGCGTACACCTCGCGGGTCTGGCCGTTGGGCAGGGTCAGGGGGTACCGCTTCGGCTCAGCGCCGTGGGCGGCCGCGTAGGCTGCTTTGACGCGCTTGCCGAACATTGAGGCGACCGACTTGGTGCGCTTCTGGGACAGGTTCTTGCTCTTGAGGTAGTCGGCGGTGTACAGCGGACGACGTCCCTCATCGAGGGTGGCGTGCTCACCCAGACCTCGTGCGAGGACGACGCGGGCGCGCGCCTCCAGGTGGTCGGGATGGATGAGACCCTTGGCCGCCTGGCAGAGTTCCATTTGCATCTGGGCCTGACGGATGATCGCGTTGATCTGATGTTCGTCGGCGCGGGGGTTGATGGCTCCGCCTTGGTGGAAGTAGGCGTCGAGTGCGTCGGCAGCTTCGGTTTGGTAGAGGGTGATCCTGTCAGCTGCTTCGCGGCTCTTGAGGCGGCTTGCGTCGATTGTGGCGAGCCACATGGTGAAGGTGCGACGGTCGACGGTGAGCATGTCGCGGGTTTTGCCGTCGGCTCCAACCGTCGTCGTGACGACGACGGTTGCCCATGGCTGCCGCTCCAGGCGCCGCCGCTGGCCGTCGAAGTTCAGACCGAGGGTGTCGCAGACGGGCCGGATGGCGACGCGGACGGTTTCGTCGTCGCGCAGGGCAGGGATGCTGTCGCCGTGGAAGGCGACGAGTTCGAGTTTGGGGACGGGCTGAATGGTCATGCTGCGGCTTCCTCTCGGGCGAGATGGAGGGTCTCGACGGCGTAGTCGAGGGCGATGGAGACGATCAACGCCAGGTCGGCGTATGGGAGAATGCGGGCATGGAAGACGGCGCCCAGAAACGCGAACGGTTCGTTCCCCTGTCGGTGCGGATGGGGCAGCGGGAACCGTTCGGCGAAACCGTCGGCGTGCCGCTCTACCTGCGGCACGGCCTCGAGCGATGGCTTGACGTCTGGGTCGAAAATCACTTCCCGTACCAGCAGGACCAGCTTGCGGAGCTGATCCAGGCGAAGCTTCGCCTGGATCTTCCCGACTCGCGCTGGTGGTGCCTGCGGAACGCGATGAAGAGCGACCCGAAGCTCTACCTCGATGTCATCGACTTCGTGGCATCCCTCTCCGACGAGCCGGACCTTCAGTGGCTCGAAGAGGAGCTGTTGTGGGAGGTCGCCCACGAGTACCGCGTCGATTACGCGAACCGTCGCCTTGTCCGGCGAGTCGACGAGACCGTCTACGGCGCCTACCTGCGGGCCGCGACCCCGGGGGATCGGGCCTCTGAACTGCTGCGCGAGGCGTGGGCGGCCACCTACGCCCGCGAAGGCCGGGATCCGGCCGTGGCGTGGGGCAAGGCCGTCGCGGCGGTCGAGGCGATCCTTGCGCCGATCATCAGCCCGAACGACACCAAGGCGACGCTGGGCAAGCTGAGAGCGGCACTGCGGGACGCCCCGGACCGGTTCGAGTGCGACATCCCCCACCCAGACGGCGGCAGCGGAGCAGGCCAGCTCCTCGCCGCGCTGGGGGCGATCCAGTTCCGCCCCGGCAGGCATGGCGGGGACGGCAGAAAATGTGACCCGGCGCATTCAGTGGCCACCGTTCTCCAGGCCGTCACCATCATCGGATGGGTTCAGGAGGGACTGGTTCGGCGTCTCGGCGAGTAGTCCTTCCATGAAGGGACGCAGCGCCTCGATGGCGGCCTCCGCCTGCGCCGAGGCGAGGGTCTGGTCCGCATAGCCGGGGCGCGCCGCCTCGATGGCGTCGGTGACCTTGCGGCGCAGCGACAGCGGGATGAAGAGCTCGTTCTCGAGGCGCTGAAGGTTTTCGCGGAAGGCCTGGGTCCGCCTCTTTCGCTCCTCTTCGCTCAACGGTTGTGTGGGGCGGGCGAATCTGGCGAGGCGGATCTCGTGCCCGGATGGGGTAATGTTGGACATGGATTAGTCCCTTTCTTTGGGTCAGGCCCTCGCTGTTGCCGCAGCGGGGGCTTTTTCTGTTTGGGTCAGGCGGCGGTTGCCCGGGAAACGAAATCCGCGAACGGCAAATCGAGTACGTCGCACAGGGCCATCACTTCCTCGACTCTCAGGCCGCGGCCTGAGCGGGTGAGGCGGCGGCTCAACGTCGCCAGAGGGATGCCCGCCTGCTCGGCGACGTCCCGCTGACTCTTGCCGGATCGCGCAATCGCATCCCGGATGGCCTCCGCAAGGCTTTCCAGTTGGATGGTTGCTGTATCCATATGCATCACCATACTATCCAAATGGAACAGGTGCAAGCCGAAAGGACGACGCAGTTCGGACACCCTGTCAATCCGCGATGACGTAGAATGATCCGTATGGAGCAGGAAGCAGACGCCCGGGCCGCAGCAGTGGCGGCCACAATCCGGGCCGAGCGTGCAGCGGCGCAGCTCTCGCAGAACGAACTAGCCGGCCGTGCCGGCATCCCTCGACCGACGTACCTCCGATACGAACGCGGGGACCGCAACATCCCCGTTGTCACGGCCATCCAGCTCGCCGAGGCCCTCGGGATGACATTCGGCGAGTTTGCTCGACGCGTTGAAGACCGCCTGCGTCACCCCGCCCCAGACCCGCCCCTGTCGATGCAGGAACTCCGGCAGCAGCGCCTCCAGGCGGACGCCCTGCCCGTCGAGGAAGCGGCGGATGCGCGCCCCAGGGGTGGCCAGGATGATGATTGGGAGCCGCGGTGAGCAGCTTGGACCTTGAGGCGCCATCGCGCAGTCAAGTGGAAAAGGCGGGCAAGAGGCTGCGTAAAATCTTCCGAGGCGAGCTACCCAGGGGGGAACTCAGAGCGTGCCTGGAGATCATTGAGCGGCACCGACAGACACATACCGGGCCAATGCTGAACGCCAACAACGGGATGCGGCGTTACGCCCAGGCGGCCGGGGTCGGGGTGCAGGTAACGCAGCGCCTGAAGCGGATGGAGACCATCGTCGCGAAGCTGACCGACTATGAATCGAAGATGAACCTATCCAGGATGCGGGACATCGGCGGGGTTCGACTGGTCGTCGACACCCTGAATGAACTCCGCAGCCTCCAGGCAAAGGTCGTCGAGAAGCGTCGCAGATACGGCGTCGAGGTGATCGACTATGTGGCCCAGCCCAGGCGAAGCGGATACCGTGCGGTCCATCTCATCTGCACATACTCCTCGAGAGGCGTTGCCCGTCCGGTGGAGGTGCAGCTTAGGACGCGGGCCATGCACGCCTGGGCGGACATGGTGGAGCAGGTTTCGAGCAGCCTTGGGGTGAACCACAAGAAGGATGGCTATACTCCATTTCACCGATGGGCCCTTCTGTGGTCGCGTAGAGTGGAGGCTGTGGAACTGGGACAGCCCTCTCCCGTGACGGATGCGGACTTCAAGAGGGCTTGGGACAGGATGCTGGAAGGTTGGCAAGCAAGATGAACCCTAAGCGGAGCGACATCAAGCACTTCCTACTCGTGTTCGACCGTCAGGCCGGGCATCTGATCCGGGAGTGCGACTTCGGCACAGACGTTGACGCCGCCGTCGCCGAGTACCAGCGCCTTGAGCGGGAGCACTTTGGCGACTCGCGCTACGACATCGTTCTCGTCGGCTCGGAGTCCATCGAGTCGGTGAAGGTCACCCACGCCTCGTACTTCCGCAACGGACTGGAGTCTTTGGAGCAGTACCTGCGGTCGGTGATGGAGGACAACGGCATCGCCGTCGACTGACCCGCCGAAGCGCGCCCGCCCATATGAATTGGGTGGGCGCATTATTCTGCCGCAACCTCCAATCGTGGCCATGATGGCCACGATTGCTCGCGCCGTGACACGCCGCACGACTAGGTCTTTTGCCGCGTGTCGTGGCGCAGGGCCGGGGCCGGGGGTATTGTCGACCGATAGGACGACACGGCAGTCGTCTTTACGTGTCTTTCTGGAGGATGCCATGACCGCGCCCGTAGCGCCCCAACCCGCCCCTGCCCAGACGTCCGCGAAACGGCCATTGTGGAAGAACCCCGTACTCGTCGGGGCCGTCTGCCTCATCGTCGGATTCGCCGCCGGCGCGGCCAGCCGGGGCGGCGGCAGCAGCACCGAGGCCGGGGCGACCGTGACCGCCACCGTCACCGCCACGCCCGCCGACCCGCTCGCCCCGAGCGACGGTGCCAGCAACGCCGGACCCGTTGAGGGCGAGGGCGTCGCCGACGCGGCGTTCCAGCTCGACCAGCCCTACACGCTGTCCGACAGCTCCGTGTTGAAGATCAGCTCGCCCGTAAAGCAGAAGCACAGCTACGCCGGCACCGAGTACTACAAATTCACCGTGTCCTACACCAACAACTCGCCCAAGGAATTCCAGCCAATGTCTCTGGTGGTGCAGGCCACTACCGGCACGCAGACAGCGGAATCCACGATCGATACCGCCAACCAGTGCGATCTGACATCCACCGACGTGCTACCCGGCAAAACGCTGGAGTGGACAAAGTGCTTCCTCGTCCCTGACCCGAGCAAGCCGTTCAACCTTCAGTGGGAGGTTTTCCTGTCCTCCGACAAGGGCAACGTGGACGTGACGCTTCCCGCCTAGATCCAGTGATGATGGATGGCGATGGAGATCACATGGAAGGCCGGAGAGCGCAGCGGCAAGGCCCAGGTGAATGTTCCGTGACCGAAACTGGAGCCCTCGGCGGGGGCGAGCCGGAAGACGGGATAGGATCCATACATGAGCACTCAGGCCTTCCTGCGCGGGATGTACGTGGGGACGACCGGGGACCGGACAAGGCTCGTCCAGCTCCGCCGGGAGATCCGGACCACGAGCACCGTGGCGCAATCGTGGCAGATGGTGGGCGGCTACCTGAAGAACTCAATGGATTCATCCAGCCCCAGGAACAGCCGCCGCTGATCGGTCTCACGGAGATCCAGCAGGGAATCACCAGCGGACCCATCCCGCCGCCAACCATGCTCGCCCTCTACCGGGACGTCGACCCAGCCCTGCCGGGGCGGATCATGGCAATGGCCGAATCCGAGCAGGCAGCGGCCCAGAAGGATCGGCGAACCCTGATGAGGGCCGAGGCCTTCTCGGTTCGCATGGGCGCCATCGTCGCCCCGCTGTTCATATTTTCCCTCGTGGCCGTTTCCGTAATCCTCTACCAAAATGGCCAGAATGCCTCTGCCCTGGCAGCTCTGATAGCCGCAATAGCGACAGCGGTCGGCCCGCAGATAGCGGAATGGCGCAACCGATCCGCAACCCAGAAGGCGGCCAAGCCTGACAAGAAATAGTCCCCGGAAATTGTCACCCCCGGCCGGCACAATCCCTTGCATGGCTTACGACCCATGGGGGGAGGTCCCGGCCGGATGGTCGGTGGATTTTGCGGTGATGCCGGTACGAGGAATGTGCCGGTGGTCGAGGAGATCGATCCTGCTCGGCATCAGGCTGAGCGGGGTCGAGGAGCGTTGCACGCTCATGCACGAGATCGTGCATGCCGAGCGCGGCCCGTTCCCACGCTGGGCGACCGCGCGCGAGGAGGCCGCCGTCAATGCGGAGGCGGCCCGTCGCCTGATCCCGCTCGACGCCCTGGGCGAGGCTCTCGCGTGGTCGCTGCACCCCGCAGTTGCTGCGGAGGAACTCGACGTCGACCCGCCGACACTGGAAGCTTTGCTGCGGAACCTGGCCGCGGCCGAGGTCGAGGCGCTTCGTCGCCGCCTCGAGCACCACTTCGAGGGCGCATGAATCCGCCTCAAGGTGGTGGAACTGTCGGCGCCCGGTGGCATGCTGTCCCTCGAGGAGAGGGGAGTGCGGTGGGGCACGTCAGGGACAGATGGATGAGCCGGAACCCGGAGACGGGGCGAAAGGTGCGCAACGAACGCTGGGGCAGAGGTCTGCGCTGGCAGGCCCGCACGATCCGCCCCGACGGCAGCGCCGCCACGAAGGCCTTCCCCACCCGGGAGGCCGCGGAGCTGTGGCTTGCTCGAGCTGCGACGGAACCGCAGCTGGTCGCACCACGAATCGCCTTCAACGCCTACGCCGGCCAATGGCTGGAGGGGCAGCTGCACTACCGACCCTCAACGGCCGCCGCCACCGGGACGCGACTCGAATCCGTGATCAAGCCCGCCCTGCAAGGGGTGCTGCTCACGGACCTGACCCGCGGCCGTCTGCAATCGATGGTGGCGGAGTGGTCCCGCAGGTTGGCTCCGGCGACGGTGCGGGTCGCATGGTCGCACGTGACCAGCATCCTGCGACAGGCCCGTCTGGACGGACTGCTCACCGGCAATCCCGCGGAGGGGGTGCGACTGCCCGCGAAGCCACGCGACCCGGTCCGGCCGCTCAGCGACGACCAGGTCCGGGCCCTGGCAGATGCCGTGCCGGCATGCCTGCGCGCCATGGTGCTGACCGGGGCCGCCTCCGGGCTCCGCCCCGCAGAGCTGGCGGGCCTGACCTGGGATCGCGTCTCGGATGCGGCGTTGCGCGTGGATCGGCAGCTCACGTCGACGGCTGCGACGAAACCGCCCGAGTGGGGGCCGCCGAAGTCCCGTGCCGGCGTGCGTACCGTCGGCGTCGGGGAAGGCCTCGTGGGGCTGCTGCGGCAGCATCGGGAGGAGCACGGGGAGGGGCCGGATGGGTTGCTGTTCACCGCGCCGCGCGGGGGGTTGCTGACCCGCCAGCGGCGATCGGAGACGTGGCGGAGATATCGGGGCGTCATCGGTGGCGGCAAGGGGCAGGGATGGCATGCGCTGCGGCACTACCATGCGTCCCGGCTGATCGCGGCCGGGCTGTCGCCGGTGGCGGTCGCGGCGCGTCTGGGGCATGCTGATGCCACAGAGACGCTGCAGACATATGGGCATCTGTGGGCCACGGACGAGGCCAGGATGGAGGCCGCCGCGGTGGCCACTTTGGCGGCTCTCACGGCACCTGAGGCCCCGCCAGGCCCCGAGATTCGCGATGAACCTCAGCCTGACTAGGTGTTTAGCTGACTTGTCGTCGGTCTCCGGCTTACAGGCCGGCTCGTCCCCGAAAGGCTCGGCGAAGAGCCTTGTCGGGCCTTGCTGAGGACTTGCAAGGATACAAGTCGGTGGATTGCGGTGCGTTTAGTGGGAGATCTGTCTGGTGATCCTGTTACAGCCTGTTCCGGTGCGTACTTGAGGTCTCCGCGATCTGTTCCCGAGGCAGCCCGGCATCCATTGCCACCAGGACGGCATCGGCGCGGGCAGCCGCAGCAGCCGTCATGGTCTCGTGGGTGGAACGAGCCTGCTCGCTCGCCTTCCTGACGGCAGCCAGCAGTTCGCGGGTTTCGACTTCGGACACGTTCATGACTTCCGCGGGTACAGCCAGCAGCAGGGTGGGAGACTGTCTGCATGGCGGAATGGATTTCGGCGATTTGCGCGGCCCTCTCCCTGCTTGGCGCTGGCATTGCTTGGTACAGGTCGAACCTGTCAGCAAAGGCGAAACAGCAAGCCGAGGAAGCCCGCAAGAAGGCCGAGGAGCAGGCGCAGCTGGCAAAACGACAGGTCGAAGCCGCCGAAGAACAGGCCGACGCCGCGAAAGAGCAAGCCGCCGAGCTGTCCCAGCAGGTCGCAGAACTTCGAGAGATGCGGACGCTCTTTCAAGGGCCACCATTGGAGATGCTCCTCATCGGCGAAAACAGGTGGCACTTGGCCAACAAACGCGACGAGCGCGTCGTGATCGAGGAGATCGTAAACGCGGACGATTTCATAAGGCTCCGTTTCGACGCCCCGGAACATACCTTGGAACTCGCCCCGTACGAAGCGATCGAGGTGGTGTGTGTGGGAGCTTTGGGCAAGCCCATCCCAGCAACGCTGATATTGCGTGTCAACTCTCATCCCGATCCCCTTCACGTGCGAATTCCGAGGGCGTGAACGTTTGGAGTGCGAAGTACGCGCTCGCGACAGCTTCAGCGGCGGCGATCAAGGCGAAGGACCAAGCCTATGTCATGGCAGGTATAGCTCTCTTTAATCAAAATCCGATGTCTGTGGGGTATTCGGGTCGGCCGGGGGAATCGG